ATTTGATTACGTTCGAGGTGAGCAGCTCCCAAGTCTTAACTTTCAGCAATATGCAGAGAACAGTAAGCGGACGTTGGGGAGATCACGCTATCATTGGCAAAAAGCCAAAGACTGAATTCCTTGGGGCGGCAGCGGAAACAATGTCACTTCAAATATTCGTTTCAGCGGCTCACGGAGTTAGAGTTCGGCGAACATTGGAAGAGATAGAAAAAGCCGTTGAAAACGGAACTCCATTTACATTCGTCCTGGGAGGAAAGAAGATCGGAGCGAATCGCTGGGTCATAGAAAAGGTTGATGAAACATGGGGAGCGATCATAGATCAGGGTGTCATTGTATCGGCCCACACGAATCTTACGCTCCGGGAATATGTATAGGAGGTTGAAATGAACGCATACGTTAACGGAAGCTCTGAAGGATTCAGCCAGAGCGAATTTGAAGATGTTAAGCTCTGTCTGGAAACGCTTTTATCAATAAGGGCGGGCTCCCAACCTCTCGATAGAAATATAGGGATCAATTACGACGGAATAGTCGGTTATCCTGCTGAGGTAGCGAAAAACAAGCTGTCTCTTGAGATATATGAAAAAGTAGGAATATATGAGCCTCGGGTAGAGGTTGAAAAGATAGAATTCGAGGAAACGGCGAACGGTCTTGTTCCTCATATATACTTCGTCAAAGCATAGGAGGTAGAAAGACATGTCACTTAATACCGAGAATATACCGGACATCTCTTTTATAGAAAATTCAAGTATTGAAGAGGTCCGTGATGCGTTGATCAATGATTTCCTGGATAAATACGAAGAACTTACAGGGAACAGAGTTTCTCTTTCAGCATCGAACCCGTACAGACTTATCATGATGGCTTGTGCTAATCAGATATATCAGGCGATGCAATATGCAGATCATGCCGGGAAAATGAGCTTTTTAACTTACGCAAGCGGCGACTATCTCGATAACCTGGCGGCCTTAAGAGGAGTAACGAGAAGAGATGCCACAGCGGCAAAAACAACGCTTGAATTTAGTATTTCTTCTGCCATAGCTTCAGCTGTAGCGATTCCTGCGGGAACAAGAGTAACAAATGGCAACGGAGTGTATTTTGCAACGGATGAATATACTGAGATCCCTGCCGGAAGCTTAACCGCTTCCGTGACGGCGACCTGCACAGAAGCAGGCACATCGGGCTCCGGCTTTTCTTCGGGAGAGTTTACAACGCTGGTAAACACGCTGGCTTATACCGTAAACGTCACAAACTCATCCGAAACATACGGAGGATCGGACATTGAAACGGATGAAGAATTAAAAGAACGCATTTTCGAAGCTCCCGGAGGTTATTCGACAGCGGGGCCGAACGACGCTTATATCTTCCACGCCAAAGACGCTTCCGCTGATGTTGGCGACGTATATGTCACTACAGAGAGCGCCGGTGAAGTGGACGTTTATTTCATCACGGCAGCGGGAGAGATCCCGAGTGCGGCACTCATAGCAGAAGTTGAAAGCTATCTGGACGATAAGAAGATCAGACCACTTACAGATCACGTGGTAGTGAAGGCTCCATCCATATCAACATATAACATCGATGTGACATATTACATAGCGGCGAGCAACACGGCTTCCGTTGCGGCCATTCAGGAGAACGTAACAGCTGCAGTCAATGCATATAACATTTGGCAGCAGGAGAAGATTGGACGCGATATCAATCCTTCTAATCTGATTCAGAGGATCATAGCTGCAGGAGCAAAGAGAGTTGTTGTTAATGCTCCCAGCTACACGGTGCTCAACGAGAGCACGATAGCTCAAAAAGGCATCGTGACCGTCAACTACGGTGGGGTAGAAAGTGATTAGATTTAGAGACAGTGAGATAGCACAGATCCTTCCGGACAGTTTGGCCAACATGACAGAGGCTCAATGCCTCTCATACGCCATCAATAAAGCAATGCGGAAGTTCGTAAATTATTGTAGTGATATCGGCGTATATGCAATGATCGATTATGCACCGGATGAGATTTTGGATCTTCTGGCTGTGGAGCTGAACACCCAGTTCTATGAAACGAGCCTCAGCGTTCAGAGAAAAAGAGACTTGATAAAAGGAACACTTGTTTGGTTCATGCATTCGGGGACTCCGAGCGCGGTAGAAGAACTTATAGCGGCGGTCTTTGGAGAAGGCCAGGTCTCGGAGTGGTTTACATACGGCGACAATCCCTATTACTTCAAAATATCAACGAATGCTCAGCTTACTCCGGATATCGTAGACAAATTCACAACGATAATTCACAGAGTAAAAAACGTCCGATCAAGACTTAGGTCAATCGAGATCCACAGAGACGTTGACCAGCATGAAAAAGTAGCATCGGGGGCCATAGCTCAGCCTCACTATCCGATTCTTAACAACAAAGAATCCGAGGCGAGCATATCGGGAACAAAACATCCGGCAGCGGCGGTTATATCATCGCCTAAAGAAATAGTACTCAATAATATGCCGGACAGAACGGCGACAATGAATGGTTCAAAATGTGTAGCTGCGGCGGTGGTTGCGTCACCCCACATTACCATTACGAACAATTCTTGAGCATATCTTAAGAAGGAGGAAAAACAATGGCTGGAGTTTTCAATGACGTCGTACTTACGACGAAAGGCATCGCCTTGCTTGCGAAAGCACAGGGCGGGCTTTGCACTATTCAGCTTACAAGGGCAGTAACCGGCAACGGAACCTATACCGCGGGGGAAGACCTTCAGAGCAAAACCGCTTTGAAGAGTCAGAAACAATCTTTCTCTCTTAACTCCGTAGTGGTTCAGAATCAGACGAACGTGCTTGTCAAGTTCATCATCACAAACTACAAGAGCCCGAGCGAATATCTTACTCAGGGTTACTACGTTACAGAGATAGGTCTTTACGCTCAGGATCCGAACGAGGGAGAAATCCTTTACGCTATCGCGACAGCAGTTACTAATCAGTGGGACTGGATGCCGAGCTATAACAATCTGATCCCTGCAAAGATCACCATTGACATCTTGACTGAGGTAGCTAATGCAAGCAGCGTTACGATTCAGGCGCCTAACAGGATGTACCTTTATGATAACAATACCGGAGACAAATACGAACTTGGTATTGAGGATGGATTACTTTACTACGAGGAGGTCGAAGAGTAATGGGAAAAACTTACATTGCAGACAAAGAAACCCTTGATAAATGTTATAACATTCTGTCGGCAGACGGAATCTACGGCTTTATCGAGCACTGCACGATTCTTTCCCCGAGTGAAAGAATCGAATATATCGGGGAAAACAAGGGCTATACACCCATGACGGTAAACAAGAGTACAGGCGTTGCAAATTATGGCGGCTGGGCACAGTTCCCGGTTATCCTTGCAAACAAGCCGTGGATGGTAAAATCGGACGGCACACCCGATTACCGCCTCGATGAAACAGACTATACGAAGAAAGCAGACGGGACCGCATCCGATGTCGCCGACACCGACTATGATGGCGGCGCGTTCTCGTGGCTTATGAAGATCTACAAGCAGGAAACAAAGATCGGTGATGATCGTATCGTCAAGTTCTCGCTGAGAAAGCGTGAAGGCTTTGAACCTATCGGTTTTGTCGATGATAACGATGATGAACTCGAAGGCGTATGGATACCGATGTTCTACGGATCCGTCGTAAGTACAAAGATGAGATCGAGCTCGGGCCTTCAGCCCTGCTATTCACTCACAACGGCACAGGAGAAGGATGCTATAGACGCATTCTCTTCGAGAGGAAGATTCCTCGGCGGTCCGATTGTGAACGTTATAGCAGACCTCCTGATCATGTTCGGAAAATCTTCGAACGTTCAGGAAGTGTTCGGATACGGCAATGATAACGGCTACGACGCATCGCTTTCTCCGACATATGGAGTAAAGCAGAATGCAGTTATATCCGGCGGCCAGTTCTATGGAACTTCTGACGGCAAGTCACTCAACAAGATCTTCCATTCAATCGTGCTCGGAAGCTATCAGCAGTATATGAGAGACCCTTACACGATATCAGTCAGCGGAGTACTTAAGGTTTCAAAAAAGTACGAGTATGACCTTACGGCAGCGGCGTATGACGACACGGGCATTGACTATACAAAGGTCGGCGATACAAACTGGCATTATCCGCACAAGTACAGATCCATCCCCGGTTTCGGATGCGTACCGGATGACACACCGCCGTTTAATGGATCTACAAGCCTTGGCGGTTGTGATGGCTTCGTAGTGAACGCAGCGATAACGGCGGTGGCTCGTCGCTTCGGCGGTTGCGGCGGTGGCGCCATTGACGGTGCCCGCGCGTTGAATCTGAACGGCAGTGCCGGGAGCACGGACTGGGGCTTCGGCGCGGCCGTTCTTCTGCTTCCTCCTGCCGGAGTTGCTGCATAGCAACTCAGTAGGGGGACCGGGGGCCTTCCCCCGAAAGAACCTTTTAGCAGCAAAAACTTAAAAAGAAAATAGAATATTTCAGGGGGATGGGCTTGCGCCTTCTGGGCGGCGGTGGCTCTTCGCTTCGGCAATTGCAACAATGGCGCCATTGACGGTGCCCGCGCGTTGAATCTGAACAACAGTGCCGGGAACACGAACTGGAACATCGGCGCGGCCTTAATCTATCTTATTTGGAGATATAAACCCAAATGCAAGCCCTTTCCCTACACCACTGACGGCTGAAAAGCCGCATAATCACCATTATTGGGAAGAGGAGTGAAAATTAATCCGATGCAGGGCATACGGTAAAGCGGTCGCACCTACCGTATGCAGGAGATAGAAGTAAATAATATCTTCATAGGAGTAAACGAGACTTGAATGAAAGAATACAAATATCTGTATCAACAGATGCTCAAAGAAGAAACGATAATTAAAGCATACAAACTGCTGCGAAAAGGTAAAACCAAAAGAAGAGAGATCCAGTATATTGATTCAAACTTCGCTGAAGAAGTTGAAAAGATGCGGATCATGATTTTAAACACGAAACCGATAGACGTTGATAATCCGGAGCTGGCATATAAGCCACGCAAAAGAACACCCAAAACAATAAAGGAACACGGGAAAGTAAGAAAGATCTACATGCCCGAGATACACGAGCAATGGCTACATCATATCATTGTCCTTGTATTGGAACCGATCATAACCGCAACGAGCTATCCCTATTCTTGCGGAAGCTTCCCGAAAAGAGGAGCACATTACGCAAAGAAGAAATTGAGATCATGGATCAGACAAGGGAAGAATGTCCGGAATTATGCAAAGATCGATATAAGACATTTCTATGACAGCATTAAAGCAGACGTTCTTGCGAAAGAGCTACGGATAAGAATTAAGGATGAGTGGTTCCTTTTCATCATTCAAAGATGTCTTGAAGGATTCGAGAAAGGAATTCCATTGGGATTCTACATATCACAATGGCTTGCTAACTACATCCTGGAACCTTTGGATTATCTGATTACTCAAAAACTCGGAATAAAGGTAATGATCAGATATATGGACGATATTGTTATGATGGCCGACAATAAGAAGCTCTTGCACTATGCCATAGAGACGATCCGGAAGTTTCTCGGAAGAAGATTCCGCTTGAAACTTAAAAGAAACTATACCGTTGCAAAGTTTGAGTTTATCAGAAAGAACGGAAGCATTACAGGACGGAGCATTGATTTTATGGGGTTCATTTTCCACAGGAATAGAGTAACGATCCGCAAAAGCATCATGCTTTCAACTACAAGGCTCGCTAAAAGGATGTATAAACGAAAACAGGCCGGGAAACCATATTACAAAAGACATCTTTACGCCATGGTATCGTACATTGGGTGGTACAGCTGTAGTAATACATACGGCTGTTATTTGAACTACATAAAGCCCTACGTTAACGTAGGAAGGATAAAGAAGATCATTTCAAAAATAGACAGGAGGCTAAACAATGACAGGATGGAAACAGGAACGTTGCACACAGCGGCCTGAAGAACTCCAGCTTATCGCACCGGAGATCTACATAGAAAGACGCGATATCGTGGAAGTTACTCACGCCGCAGACCAGACAACAGGAACAGAGGCATACAATGAATGGGTATGTGAGAGCAGAGAGATCACTAAGGACGAGTACAATATGATCAGAAGTATATCTGAGATTGATACTCAGAAGGCTATTGATGAGTACACCGCTGAACTGATGGAGGAAGGGTTGTTATGAATGAATTCGTAAGGAGCCTTAAGAGGCTTTATAAAGCCGGGAGAATCACAAAAGAAGACGTTGCGGCCAGAGTAAGAAGTGGCAAGATTACGGAAGATGATTATCTCTACATTACGGGCGAAATATTTAATGGCTAAAGGAGAAAGGCGGGCGTACATCACGCCCGCCTTGTTATGCGCATGAGAAAGAAGAAGGATAAATTTATATGCAGCCATAAAAGCCTCGATCATTGCAAAAGAACACTCGAGGCGTGCACAAACAAGTGCAAGTGGTTCGGGGCATGCGGAGAATGCGTCTATTACTTTATCCCATACAGCCAGAAACCGTGCGCAATTTGCGAACACTTAAAGATTGTGAGGACTGAAGAATGACGGAGATATTAAAGGCGGTAAGCGTTGACTTCGGCAACTTGGCCGTAAGCGTGCTGATCGTTATCGGAGCTGTTAATGCTGGCGCGAAGCTGATCGGGGATTTCTCAAAGATTATCGGCAAGCCGGTTAAATGGGTAAGGGCGCGGGAAGACGTATCAAAAAAAGTAAGTCTTCTTGAAAAACAGATACTCGATAACAAGGCGGCTTCCATCGAGCATGACAGAAAGCTCGACGCGAAGATCGAGAAGATCGGGGAAGATTTAGCGGACCTTACGAGCATCGTCGTTGATGATCGAATCGATCGGATGAGATACGAGATCCTGGATATGGCTTCGGCTATATCGGAAGCCAAAAGGTGGTATAGTGTCGAGCAATTCAAACACGCGATGAAGACCTATAGCGAATATGAAGAGTTCCTGGAAAAACACGACCGGAAAAACGGCGAAATAGAATTAAGCTATGAGGTCATTTGCAAAGCTTACA